ATAGGTAGAGTATATCAAGATTTTCAAAAAAATACTCGGACAAGCCGAGTTTTACCGCCTTTCCGGTGGAAAGGACGGGTACGCAACAGCCGTACGGCTCCCCACAAGCCCCTGTGGGAGTTGCGGGGGATATAATATGTCCGCTTTTTAGAAGATTGAAGTGATGTTTATAGGGTGCCGATGCCTGGTTCAACTATGGCCAAAGGTAAAAATGACCTAATTTTAAGAGATAGACTTCAGTTTACATTCGATGCGAATGGGGCTGTTGCCACGTTATACGGACGAGTTGATTTGAGCGATTATGTTTCAATACCAAAAAGTGAAGGTTTGAAAATAAAAGAAATTAGATTTCAACTACGCGACCCTGCAACTGCAAACACTGGTGTGTTTAGGGCATTGTTAACCAATGTTTCAACTGCAACCGGTGTACCACCTTCAATCAAAATGTATTCAACTACTACTGCATACGAAACCGCAGTTGATGTTGGCGTAGGTTCTCCTAATGTAATCAACTGTGTTGAAATTAGACAAGAGCAAGATACTGACGCTTTCCTTTACACTGACTATATCGAATACTCAACTCCAACTCTACACCCAGAAGGATTTCCTGTTGTAACAGATATTTTGATAGGTGTTGCTGCAAGTGGATGCGTACTACTTCAAAGCGATACTGTCGAACTTGACATTATGGTTATTGCTGAACCTGTTAAACTAACCAAGGACGATATGGAAGCAATGTTAACCCAAGCAACCGACCTGTGAGGCGGTTAAATGGGACTTGCTAAAGATATTGTTAAGGACGTGGCAACCGGTGTTATGGTTGGTCTTATTATTGGGGATGAAGAAACAGTATTTCCCATAGATATGATAGCCGTACCAGCATTTGAATATGCTCAATTAAGAAGTAATATTCATTCAAACCCTTCAATGATGGTTTATATTAAAGCCGGTGAAACATTAGTCCCGACAGGGGGTAACGTGGCGGATATGAAGGAAAATATGTCTGTTGAAGCCGTCAGTAAAGCACCAGCGACTAAAAAGCGTAAACCATCCAAGTGGAATCGTTATGTTAAGAAGAAAGCAAATCACATTAAACTTAGGTCTGGAAAACTAGATTTAAAGAAAATGGCTAAAGAATTTGCTAAAACTCAAGGTAAAAAAGCAATAAAAAAGCAAATTAAAAAGAGGCGAAAGTAAAATGGCAATTCATGAAATCAGAGAAAGTATTAGCATCCCTTCTATGAAGTCGGATGATGGGAACATTTTTGTTGAAAGAATTATTAATTTACAACGTGGAACCAGGCATACAATCAATTCAATAGATGTCTATTTAGATAATCCTTATTTTGATTGTGATGCAGAATCAGCATGCGTACAAGTTGTATTATCATCACAACCACTTTTGTTAACTAGTGAAGTAATAAGAGGCGCACCCGATAACTGGCTTAATGATGTTCCTAATGCTGGCGTTGATACAATTTTGTATAAATCTAGTTTCCAGTTTGTAGGACGTGGCACACCAGCGGTATTAACTGGTGAATTCCCTAACAACTTTTTGGGTTCAATGCCTACATTTTCTTGGTATACGCCACGTTTGTATATGTATGTCGTACTACATTCAGCATCAAGTCAACAAGTTTCTCTTACTAATTTCCGTGTTTCCGCGTATGTAGCGGTTGATAGTAAAAGAGCGTCGTACTTGTCCGTAATGTTAGGAACTATTCGGGAGCGTTCAATCGCTCAAATTGCCAAAATATCATCGCTTGGCCGTGTTATACCCCAAACCCGCATTACAGGACAAACCTTTCCTATGTACCTTTATGGCGGCGCAAGGACTCAATTTATGATGTCTGCTGATTCTCTTGCAGATTTTTACACACAATTAGCGGCTCAAGATAGTGAAAAAATGCTAACAACCGCACAACAGCGTGACTTTATGAAAGCAGCTAGAACAATGGTAGGATTTGATGATGCATTTGGTGAACAATCAGCCACGTTAGGCGGTGTTCCAGATTGGATTAGATTGTTTGCGCTTGAGGGTGTTGTGTCTGGTGCTGTCCGTGAACAATGGCCTCCACTAAAATATGACGATAATGGAAATGTGAGAATGCTATGAGTACCAAAGAACTATTGAAAAAAATACTTCTTGCTCTAAATCGAATTGAGAAGGCGTTAAAAAATGAATGATATCCTCGCTCCGATTGACCAAGAGCAAAATAATAAAATTGCTTGGTGTGAGAAATTACTTTATGCACTGGTTCTATTACAATTCCCACAGATTGCCACGTTAATCTAATTCTGCTGCAACAATTTCAGTAATTCTGCTGCAACAATTTCAGTATTAAGCAAAGTCAAACAAACTTGTTTGCTCTAATACCGCCGTAAGTAAAGCCATAGACAATGGGAGCGGTATTTCTGCTTTGTAGTTACTCCTAATGGGGGAATGACGCTTATCTTTACTTGCTTTTGTTGGAAGTTCGCCCTGCAGATAAATTTTGGGAAATGTTCCCCATAAAACATAAGCACCAATAATTTGTTTTGGCTTGCCCAAATATTTCTCAAAATATTTTGTAGCACCGACCACGTTCTCAATAATCCAATACTTAGGTTTGACAATTTTTATAATATCAATTGTGGCCTCAAGTAATTCCATTGGTGGATTATATTCGTCCAAGTTTCCAAACTTGCGAACATACAATGACTTTGGTGCTGAAAATGCATTGCTAAAATAATAGCACGGTGGACTTGCTAAAATTATGTCTGGTTTTTGAATTGGTAAACCTCTTGCCTGGCACTCAACTAAGTAATCACGAACTTCTAACACGTCCTTGAGTTGAGTGTGTGCCACGTTCTGCAACAATGGATTATTTTCTATTCTAATAACCTCACAACCATGTCGGACGAATGCTTCACTCCAGCCACCGAGTCCACTAAACAAATCTAAAACTTTCATGCTTTCACTTCCATCAGCATGACTATGCCTGCATCTTCTAGTTGCTTCAATCAATCAACCCCTTGTTGTATAAATCATTATGGCATTTGTTACAAACTCTAATCTGAATAGAAGAAACGTTTCTTTTGTAGGCTTCAATCTTTTTTGTTTGATATGCTACTAAATCAAAAGTTTCTTTGTTAGCATTACAAATTTCAAGTGCGTTTCTAATCACTTGACTCATTGATTCATCGTCTTTTTTCAGTGACATCATTGCTGCATAAGTCACATCGCTCAAATATATGGTGTGTTGTCTGCCCATGATTACCCCTGTATAGGTAGAGTATATCAAGATTTTCAAAAAAATACTCGGACAAGCCGAGTTTTACCGCCTTTCCGGTGGAAAGGACGGGTACGCAACAGCCGTACGGCTCCCCACAAGCCCCTGTGGGAGTTGCGGGGGATATAATATGTCCGC